GCAACCCATAACTGGTCTCAATGCGAATATTGCCGCCAACAACGTTTAATTTCTCAGCAGGACTCGCAGTCCCGATGCCCACGTTGCCAGCGGAGTCAATCCGCATCTTCTCCGATCCGCTGATATTAAACCTTGTGGTGTTAGAACTTACTATTAAATTTGCATAACCAAAACCAGAGCTAGAAAGCCCACCAATTACATGCGCCGTTGTAGTGCTGGCTGAAGATGTAGAAAGCTGTATTTCAGTCGCGCCAGTAGAAGAAGTCCTGATATTACCAGTGACCTCTAATTTCTGAGTAGGACTCGCCGTACCGATGCCCACGTTGCCAGAGGAGTCGATACGCAATCTACCTTGAGAAGCGACCAGATCGAAAATATCAAAGTTTCGACCAGTGCCACCCGTGGTTATTTCGTTTCCAATCGCCCACTGCTCTGCGTTCGTTTGATTGCCACGAAATCGAATTTGTACGTTATCGCTTGCGCCTGTGTTTGTAAATCTGGCGGCTGTGCTACCAGAGCCTTTGACGTCCAGAGTGTAACTCGGACTCGCCGTTCCAATGCCCACCTCACCCGTTGTAAGGATCCGCATTCTCTCCGACTGTGATGCAGTCTTAAAGATAATCGCATCTGACGTACCAGCCCCGCTGGTCGATTGCAAGGTCAGCGTAGACGATACAGCAGTGCCGCCGTTGACTAATGGGATCACGGCGCTGGTCGTGACCGTAGGCGTTACCAGAGTAGGCGAGGTGGCAAATACCAATGCCCCACTGCCAGTCTCGTCAGTGACAGCAGCCGCAAGATTAGCAGAAGAAGGCGTAGCCAGGAACGTCGCAACGCTAGTCCCTAACCCACTCACTCCAGTAGCGATAGGGAGGCCCGTGCAGTTCGTCAGAACGCCAGCAGAAGGCGTACCAATATTAGACGTAGTAAGAGTAGCACTTACTAAAACAGGGCCAGTAGCAAACACCAATGATCCGTTACCAGTCTCATCCGTTACGGCAGATGCTAAGTTGGCACTAGAAGGGGTAGCAAGGAATGTCGCTACCCCACTGCCAAGCCCAGATACCCCGGTAGAGATAGGTAGACCAGTGCAGCTTGTCAGTGTACCTGACGTTGGAGTCCCAATAGCAGGAGTGACCAGAGTAGGAGACGTTGCCAGCACAACAGATCCAGTGCCTGTTACGGCACTAACCTGAGTCCCATTAATACGAAGGACATTACCTGTGCCAGCGGTATCCAGAGTCTTGTTCGTGAACGTATCAGTAGTCGCTTTACCAACAAGAGTATCTGTAGCCGCAGGCATCGTAAGCGTACCAGAGGCAGTAGCTGTTGCCTGTAAGGTCGTCGAGCCTGAGGTAGATCCAACAAAGACCACACCAGTAGCCTCAAGCAATGCAGTCAGCTTCAGGCTAGTAAGCACCTCTCTAGTCGAAGCACTACCACCAGCGCCATCGAGATAAATAATAGAGGAGTATCCAGGCTTGATCGTTACCGTAGCACCAGAACCCTGAGAGATGATTATGTTCTGCGAACCAGTCGTGTTGTTCTGTACGAAGTAATGTTTCTTGACAGTGTTAGGTGTGACACTAATAGTGTTCGTAGCAGAGAGTGTGCCAGTAAATGACAAGACCTTATTACGCCCATCTGCTGCTGATCCATCAGGGATGTTCAACGTGTGCGTTGTGCCAGTAATTGCAACGGCAACGAATCCATCTATCGCCGTGTCGAACAAATCAAAGTTGGTATTGGTAGTGCTTCCCCAAGTACCGGACTGTTCTCCAGTTGCAATCTTCTGAATCTTATTATTTGAAGTATATGTAGAAGGCATTAATTGGTCACAGAGCTAATGACGGCAATGGCGTTGTTCACATCAGCAGTTGGGAATTGAATAGTCAGAGTGCCAGCAGTGACAGTCTTATTAGTCCCAAAGTCCAGGACGAATATCGACTTGTTAGATTTCGACGAGTTGTATACCAACGCGCCACGACAGGTAAAAGTAGCAGCAGTCCAGCTAGTGTCTGCAAAATCCAGCACAGCATAGTTCCCTATCTGAGTAACAGTAGGCGCAAGAGTGTTACCCCCAGCAGTGTAACCAGTGCCAGAGACTTCGTTAGTGGCGCTATACACAGTAGTAGAGTTGTCGATAGTGGCGCTGCTCGTGTACAGTGCAACCTTGATTACATCAGTAGTGAAGTCGTGAACCGCGAGGAACAACTGATTCTCGAATGAGTTTGTTACAGAACTTCCAGTGAAAGCCATTATCCGATGTTCCTCTTGATGTCAGTATTGCGGTAATTATCCATGTGCTGATCGCCCTCAGACAATTTCTTGAGTTCAATCATGCCAAGCTGATATAGCTTCTCGTACTGCTGTTGCATCTGTGGCTCTCCCTTCAGGAACGAATAAGCCTCAACCAGACAACCATACAACAGCGTTTGCGGGAAGTATGTGCTCAACCAAGTAGTATTATTGCTGGCCCCAACAATCGTAGTTGGAATCCTCAAATAATACAAGGTATAGGCGTATGACTGATTCGCCGATGGGGCGATAGTTATAGTTGTAGAGGCAGCACCAGCAGATTGAATTGCATAATAAGCAGGCGCTCCAGTCGATCCTACAGAGGAAGAGGTGACTCCATACGCCTCAGTAAGATAAGAAGGGTCTTTAAGAAGCAAGCCAGTTTGAAGACCTGATATACTCACGAACAAGCTCAAGGTCGTATCAAAATCACTAGGAGTTGTGATCGTTTGAGTTGTTACGGTTCCAGTCGCGGTAGCTCTGGAGTCAGGTGACTTTACATCACTATTGATACGCTGTTCAGCGAGTTTAATAATCCCATCCAGATTAGAAAGAAAGGTTGTTTCATTTGACTGGACGTAATCTTGTATTTGCTCTTTGAGTTCAGCGTATGTCATACTGGCTTGCTCTCAAGTGTAACTGATTAATTCATTACTCCGGTAGAACGAATTTTCTTCGCGATACCGTAGCCCTTACACATACCGCCGCTAGCATACTTGGCGGTACCACCCTTAGCAAACTTCTGATTCATGCTCGACGGCTTAGGCTTCGCCATACCCATCTTCTTAGAATCAGGCATCTTGCCAATAGGCATACCCATATCCATCTTCTTGTGCTCAGGCATGTCGCCAGTGGCTTTGCCCTTTTTACCCATCATGTCCATCATGCCTTGAGACATGCCCTTAGACATTTCACCACCATGCTTATACTTCTTGCCCATCATAGCCATCATTTCTTTAGGCATACCCTTGGGCATGTCACCACCGTGCTTGTACTTGGGGACAAGATTGTCTTTCATTGTGTTCATAGAGCCTCCTTTAAATTTGCGAATAGCACCGCCTGCCATTTTCTTCTTAGGATGAGCAGCGGATTTGTTTGATAATAAACCACCATGTGCAACTGGGATGGAAGCACCGGGGACAGGAGTTCCAGCAGGAGCGCCAGGAGTCTTCTTCCCGCGATTCTGAAGCATCTTAAGGATCCCAGGAAGCGCTGCCATAATAGGAGCAGCAATCGCTCCTTTCTTGCCACCAGCCCCAGCTAACGCACCAAGAGCAATGAACTTGCCGTACTCGTCCATGAACTTCTTCATCCCAGATTTAGTCTTGGGAAGTTCACCAGCAGCCTTTGCCATATCAGGTGCCGCAACAGAAGACTTGATGCGTTCCTTAATGGAATTGCCAATATCAGGGATAGTAGGAGTTGTCGGTTTCCCGTAAGCTGACATCGCATTTGTTAAGTTAGCGGGAGCGATACCCATACCCTGTTGGTACATCTCTGATTCTAAATCCGTTTCGCGTTTCGAGATACCAGCAGGAGACACATTAGCTACTGGAGCAACGGGTTTTTTAGTATTTACACTTTTGGCAACCGATGTATTTACTGCTTTGGGAGCAGGAGCCATTGCAATCGCAGTAGGATTTAAATTCAGATTACTTGGAATGATTTGCCGGGTTAAGTCCATAGACCTTTTCCCTGAAGATTCAAGCTGGTTCTTGTTTAATTGTTCTTGCTCCGTCTTTCGTGCTTGGGGAAGATCTGGGTTGCCACCCATTAGTTCAATAAGACCTCTGCTGAAATCAGTGGAATAACGGCCAGCAGCACGGCCAGTTCCCTCCAAAACACTATCTATAGCTTTCCTCAAATAACTATCTTCAGGCCTTACCACGCCTTCAAAAAATCCCCCTTCATCTTTTCTAATTACTTTATCTTTAAACTTGGGCATGTGTTTCCTTTTAACTGATAGAGATACTAACCTTCCCAATGATTATGTATATCTTGTTAGGCAAAACAGGGTTCCAACCAAAGTACTCACGAGTAGGAGGGTTTTGCGTTGAATCCGTTCGCGGGTTGGATAGTGC